TAANTGAATTAGGTTTTTTTACAGAAGCAAATGGAGAACGTGAAAGACATTTAAATAATTTTGCAAAGTATTTTATTCGGGAACGGCTGGGAGTAAGAGACGAAAAAGTCTTAACAGATTTTATTGCAGAAACCGCCGCTTCCGGAGGAGGAAAATAATATGGACGAACCTAACGTACAGGGAGTCAAAACAGACGGATCAGCGGATAACGGCAGCCAGCAAGCCGGTAACGCGGATTTACTCAATAACGCTTTCGGCGGAAAAACCGAAGCGGCTGGCGCGAAAGGCGGTGAACCTGCGGCTAAACCAGAAGGGAAAAAGGCTAACGGAGATACTTCCGGAAACGAAACAGTTAAAAATGAACTGGCTCCATGGGCAAACCAATTGCCGCAGGAGTTTCGCGACAATCCTGATATCGCCGCCAAGTTTGCGAAGTTTCCTAAACTGGGTGAACTTGCAAAAGCGTATCTTGACCTTGAAGGAAAGACAGCGGGCGTTGTTATTCCCGGGAAGGATGCAACTCCCGAAGCGGTTGCGCAATTCTGGGAAAAAGCAGGCAGACCTAAAAACGCAAATGATTACAGTTTCGCAAACGACAAAGACGCGGAAGGAGCTGCATTCGCAGCTGCCGCGTTTTCTGCAAATCTGACCGAAGCTCAGGCGGTATCAATGATGAAAAGCCTCAATGATATCGGAGCGAAGAATCAGAAAGCTTATCAGGATCAGCTTAAACAAAAGCAAGCGGAAACCGCTGCCGCTCTTGAAAAAGAATACGGACCGCAATTCAAGGCAAACATGGAACATCTGACACGGGGATTATCCGCGGCAGGTCCGAACGTCGCGAAACTTATTGCCGGCGCGGGATTATCCGGAGAGCCGGAAATTGTCAAAGCCTTTATCAACTACGGAAAGATGACCGCAGAAAGCGGTTTCGCCCGGGGAGATGGAGCGGGTGCCTCTACAAAATCCATGTTGGAAGGAGGCTCCTTCGAATATAAAGATTAAGGAGTTAATTAAATGCCTACATTAAACATGACAGATCAAATGACAGCTCTGGAACTGGCAAGACGCGTTAACGCGCCTGAGCCTTTCAAAATCATCGAGCTGATGAGATTGAAAAACGAAATGTTGATCGATATTCCAGCTTACGAATGTAATTCGGGAACGATTCATAAAACCACTCAGCGCACAATCGGTCCTGTTGGTGAGCATCGTATTTACAACCAGGGTGTTGGAACATACGCTACACAAACCAAGGGGATCGAAGATCGCACGACAATGCTTGAAGCATATTCAAGGGTTGATGAGAAAATGCTTCAGCATTCCGGAAACAAAAATGCGGTAAGGAATTCCGAAGCGGTTGGAATCATAAAAGGGATGGGACTTACTCAGGCTCAAGCGTGCGTTTATTTTGACAAAAAGAAAGATGTCGAATTTGACGGACTGGCTACAAGGCGTAATAAAATTACAGATGAAAATAAAGAAAAACTTATTTTCAATGCGGGCGGCAAAGGAAATGAATTAACAAGCATTTACATTATTGCCGCTGGTCCTGATTTATTCCACTTCCTTTATCCGCAAGGATCAAAAAGTGTGGGTGTGGAACGGCAAGACCTGGGCGTATTGCATGTACCTGAAGCAGGAAAACCGGAAAAAACTCTGCCAATGGCGGTAGAATATTTCACCGCTCAATACGGCATTTGTGTACGCGATCCATCGGCTTTAATCCGTATCTGTAATATTCCGAAAGATATTACCGGAGATAAACTTGTGGAACTCATTATTGAAGCCAGCTATAAACTACCGCAGGGAGCTACTACATACTCGATGTACTCAAATGATTCTATTCTTATCAAACTCGATAAATCCTCAAGCAGTAAAACCAATGTGGTACACACACAGGAAGACCCATGGGGCAAGCCGATCACCCATGTGCGCAACATTCGCTGCCGCCAGATGGATGTCATTCTCAATACTGAAGAAGAAGTCGCGTAAGGAGGCGATTAAATTATGATTAATTTCATGTATGACAAACTTAACGACTTCGGAACCTTGAGCGCAGTTGGGGATTGTCCGAATACCATCAACATGGGCGAAGCCTCAGCCGAGCGCATGACCGTTGATCTTAAACTGCCGGAAGGAGCAATCACAAGCGCCACAGGTATCACGCTTACGATCAAAGGCTGTGACAGTGATAACGGCGCCTACGCTAATATCGTTGTCAGCGGTGCCGTCACGCCGGAGATGCTTAACGACGGTTATGGACTTCCCATTCCGAAAACCAAGTTCAGGTATCTCAAAGCGGCTATCGCCGGAGAGTTCGCGGGGAAAGTCCAGGCGATTATCAATACTTATCTGGGTAAGTAGGAAGGTATGGAGCAAAAAGCTTATAAAGAAGTAGTTGAAGTTGTTTTAAAAGAACAGGAGAAGTCTGTTAAAGCATATTTATCAGGTAAAGAAAAAGTAAAGGAAAACTTATTTGTATTTTTGTGTAAGCAGAAAGCGAAAAAGTTTGACCATAATGCTGATCCTGATCTTATTAAAAATGCTTTGAAAAAAGCGTTGGATCAAATTCAACTTAATGCGAATGTTGACTTTATTAATGATACTTTCAACGTAAGCAGAGTATACCGCTACCGCTGTAAGTGCGACTGTACGTTCGGCGGCGATTACCACAGGGAAGGTGATATCATCACCTCCGAGGAAAAACTGGAAGTTCCACACTTCGAGCCAGTGGAAGAAATTAAAGAATAGTAAATGAAATCTATCATCTAACTGCCTTCGGGCAGTTAGATAAATTATTACAGGAGGAAAACAGCATGAATTTAACTGATGTATTTGAAGGAAATGTTTCCAAGGTTGATCAAATCATTGTACTAACAGAAAGAATAAAAAGAATAGATGATGCCATTGACCGCATTAAATATAATAACGATCTATTCGCAGAAGTACCTGATGCAGTTAAAACATTGGCTGCGGCAAGAGATTCAGTTATCGCGGAGTTAAAAACTTTATGAACATGAACAGAGATATCATAAACCGGGCGTTGTACGCGACAGGACAGAATTCGCTTTCGGATTCTGATATCGAAAATAAAAACACAAACTATGAATTGTGTAAATCATTTTACCTCGCCACTTTCCTTGAAGCGCTCTCTGAGGTCGAATGGGTTGGCGGCAGAAAACGTGAAAAACTGCTGCCTACAGGCAGGCCGATAACAAGCAACCAGAAATACAAGTTTGCTTATGATATGCCGTTTGACTGCGCAAAACCTATCGAATTACAAGATAACGAATTTTTTATTGTTGAAGACCGTCTTATTTTTACCAATATCAAAGGCGCAGAATTACTTTTTGTTTCTAATGGTAAAGTTCTGCGACCAGTATCTTTTATTACAATGAAACCGGGCGATCTGCCGGACATGGAATATCTTACAGCCGGTCCGCCTGGCACAGTTCCGGAAGTAACTCTTTACCCTGGAAGACCTTCCGATATCAAAGACGAGATGCCTGAAGACCCGGAACCTGCAAGCGATTACCCCGATTATATCGAACTTCAGTATGAAGCTAAGTTTTATGAATATATCGAAAAGAAACTCGCAGCCAAGTTTGCGATGAAAGCATCAGAGCAACCGCGGTTACATAGTCAATTGCTGCAGGAAGCTCTGTTAATTAAACAGGAAGCTATCGACGCAACCAGATCGTCAAGAGCTGCAAAGGTTAAAGAAGATGACTGGTGGTCTGATGAATTGGGGATGAAATGTTAATAACAAATTTCTCAGCAGGAGAGCTCTCTCATACTTTATTCGGCAGAATAGATATCCCTCAGTACTTCAGCGGCGCCTCAAGACTCGAAAACTTTGATGTTATTCCTACAGGAGGAATTAAAAGGCGCCCCGGGACGGAATTAATAAAAAAACTAGATGAAGGCGACGGCAGAATTATCCCTTTTATTGTAAACCGAAACTTTAGTTTTTTATTGTACTTAACGCCGGATAAAACAACAATAATTAAATTGGAGAACGAAAACAATTTTGAAGTTACCAATTATGAGAGCACAGATGATTTTAAACTTTATAAGAAAATATCAGAAATAAATGAAGTCCAGTATGCGCAGAATTATGATACTATGATATTATGCCATGAGAATTATCCGCCGATTGAGATTAAATTAGAAAATGATAAATTATTAATTTGTAAACTTAAAATTGATTTCAACGTACCAATAATATACGGAAAGAATATAACTGAGAATGATATAGCCAAATACGAAACTGTTGACGAGGTTTACACAGAAAGAAATGAATTAACTACCGATGGTAATTATCCATCTACAGTTAGTTTTTTTCATGGACGCTTAGTTTTTGCATGTACAAAAAATTATAAACAGAAGGTATATGTAAGCGCAATAAAACAACCATATAAAAATTATAATTTTTCAACATATAAAATATTTCTTACAGAAAAAAGAGAGTACAGTACATTATTTGGAAAAATTAGAAAAGATGACACCAGTATCATTGAAACAGAATCTGAATATATAATTAATAGTTTTATGAAGCCGCCTGAAGACTATTTTGTTGATTCTCAATTATTTGTTCCGGGTACAAGGATAGAATATATAAATTTAAATATGGTAAAGCTCTCAAATGGTATGAAAACACCTGAGGTTTTATTAGACATTAATTCTATAATAACAGATATTAAATTAAAAGTTACATCTTTTAATAACGCAAATGATAAGCCGACAATAAAAACAATTTATAAAAGAAATACAACGCTACGTAATGTAGGATGGGAATACGTAACTGGAGGTGCTCTATATACAACTATTGCTAAAAGAGAAAGAATAGTAACAATAACATGTAGTATAAAAGCACATTCAATTAAAATTATTACTTTAGGTACTGAGAAAATACAAAGTTCTAATGTAAACGAAACTCTTCCAATAAGTAACGAATGGGAAAAAATATTGCCTGACGATGCGGCAAAACATGTAGATACATATATAAATCAAATACTTGCAAAAATAAATGAAATTATTAATCATGAAAATAATTTTGACATGCTTACACATCTTTATAATACAACTGATATAGATGAAAGAATTACTTATCAAAATGAAATAACAAACAGCTTAAACAAATTGTCAGAAAATGTTAGTAATCTAATGTATTACCAGCTTGATACCGGATATGGAATAGAAAAATATTATGATTATCCGGAATATATTTTGGCTAGAGTTAGTGCAAGAATTACAAACACAGATAAAACATATATAGCGCTTTATACCCGCGAAATTATAAATGATTCCTACCCTACTCCCGACTGCGGATTCACCTTTGAAATTGCATCCGACATGAACGATGCCATCCAATGGCTTGCCGTGAATAAAGGGCTTATTATCGGGACTGAAACAAGCGAGTGGATTATTCCTCCGGGAGTACATGCAACCAATGTCCAGGCTACGATGAACAGCCGCTATGGCAGCGATAAAATACAGGGTACTGCTGTAGGAGACGCTACCTGTTTTTTCCAAACAGGTAAAAAGGCTCTTGTGGAATATCATATCCCTCAGCAGGATACTTTATTCCGCGCGAATAATATGGCAATGATGTCTGAAAATATGCTGAGGGAAAGCCCTGCCAAAGAGTTTGATTATTTGTCATCTCCGTATACTAAACTTTTTATTACAAGAGAAGACGGAAGCGCGGTAACTTTACTCTACGAGCGCAGCACCGGAACTTTCGCATGGGGACGATTTACAACAAACGGTGAAATTAAAAGCGCCGCTGTTATTCCCGGATCTGACGGATATGATGAATTATATTTAATCGTAAAGCGAGACAATAATTACTTTCTTGAAGTTTTACGGGAATCTTGTGAAGTGTATCTTGACTGTTATAAAAAATATTACGCAGACATGTCCGGCTATTCGGGCGATGCTATTATTAACGACGGCTTTATCGGTTATCCTTATACCAGCCGCGTACGCAGTATGCCGGTACTAGCAAACGATAAAATGAAACCTAATAACATTAAAAATATTGTCATACGTTTCCTGGACAGTTTCATGCCTAAATTAAAGTCTCTTCCAAATGAAGCTGTTGATACTATTTCCTGCAAAGAGCCGTATACAGGCGTTTGGAAAACAATGTTTCCCGGCGTATGGGATAAAGATGTGATGTTTGAACTAATTCATGATTATCCTACGCGTTGTAAAATTTTAGCTATAAACACGGAGGTAAACTAATATGTTGTGGATGGCTGCTGTAGGAGCCGGTTTAGGCGCTTTATTCGGCGCTTTAAGTACGTCTCGTAAAAGGAAACAGGAAAAAGCGGAAATTGAAAAACAAAAAGAAAACGCTCGGATTCAATACGAATACGGTAAAGAATACAGCGATAATCTTTTTAATATACGTAAAACAGAATCATTGGAAAATCTAGGAATGCAGCAGCGGAATCTTGATACACAGTTAGACTTATCTTTCGATGATTATAACTCTAACCTGCTTGCTCAGGCTTTCGGCGCGCAGGACGCAAGGATTCAGACAAGCTCTGCCATCGGAGAATCAATTGCCGCTGAAGGCGCGAGCGGTACGCGCGGAAACGCTTCTAATGAGATGATACGTTCTTACGTCGCGGAGGGACTTGAACGCAATATCGATATCCAGAATAAACAAAACGACAATTACCTTAACAGGATGATAAAAGGCGCGGATATGTCAACCGATGCGATTAACCGCGAAAAAGCGTCATGGCTGCCGGGAGGTTACCGCATCCAGGAGAAACAATCTCAGGATTCATACAATTACAATTTGTACCAGCTGGGAAAGTCTAATTTTGACTGGCAGACTAAACAAATTAATGACAATACCTTCCTTGATTACTTTACAGGGATCACAGGCGGCGCATCTTCGGGTTTTAATTTGGGATCTAATTTTGGTGATTACTGGAAACAAGTAGGAAAATAATAAAAGGAGTATTATATGGGACGCGCTTCGATAATGGACGCTTTTAATTCCGCTGCCGGATTTTCTAATCAGGCTCTTGGATATCAGACTGAAAAGCAGAAAGAGAAAAATGAATTTGAATTAAGAAAAAACGATTACGATGCGCAGGCTTATATTCAAAACTGGATTCGAGACAACCCTTTTCAAGGCAGTGAGAACGAAGAAGGCGACGAGCTGGCTTATCAAAATTATCTGGGACGTTTGAAAAATGAAGCTGTCGATAAAGCTTACGCGGATGCCGCAGGGAAAAATACCAGTATTTATTACAAAGAGCAATTAAATCAAAGAAGAACGTTTGCTCATTCAACCGCGGAAAATTATGCGCTTGAAACAGCTGACAAATACAGAATCAACAGAGAATGGACTAATCTTGAAGAAGATACCAAGCGTTATATGGAAATGCTAAAATCCGGCGACTGGAACGCTCAGCAGGTTATGGACGCTGTTTATAACAGAATTAATTTATCAGCCACTAAGGTTGATGTTACTCCAGAACAATATAATAAAATGCGTAAAGCCGCGGAAACTACCGCATATCAGATTTATTCAACTAACATATTGGACAAGCTTGATGACGTTAACAATATTGACGCCGCGATGAACGAGGTTCACGAGGCGTTTGGTTTTATGAAACCCAGAGAAGTTAAGGTTTATGACAAAGAAGAATTGGAAGACGTATCTTTTAAATACAACGAGAGAACAGAAGAACAGGCATGGTCTTTCGATAATAAAGACGAATGGGACCAAGCGATTAGAGATAAAGCTACCGCGAGAATTCAAGGTGAGCATTTTGCGAAGTTTAGCGACTGGCAGGCGCGTATGGAAAGAATGATAATTGCAGGCGATCTTACAGGCGCTATCAGAGAAGCTAAAGCAGGGCGTTCAGCGATGGACAGATATTATAATCCTAATAATCCTGAGTTCAATAATTATAACAGAGATTACAGGGATCGCAGCAGCCATTTCTTTAAAGCTAGTGAATTGGAAGGGTATCAGAAACAAGGAGATGTCGGAAAAGCTGTAGCGCTTCTTGGTGCATATAATTTTGATATGTTTGTACAGCCTCAGATGCCTGGCGGAGATGGTAATACGCTGGTTGGGATAGATAAAAATACTGGTGAACCTATTATTATAAATATTAAAACTCTACAAGATGCGAAAGAAAATTTTTTATATTACAAACGTGAAGCTTTTATGCACGATAAAAGAGTTAAAGGCGTTGAAGATTATGTTTCTTTACAATTATGGGAAGCAGAAAGAAGTGAATTTATAAATACTTTCTACGAAAAAGTAAGAACATCATTAAAAAATGTAGCGCCAAATAGTTTAGATGTTTTTGATAAGTTTAGAAAAACTGAAACTTATCTTAATGATAAAAACAATGAATTCTACAGTGATGAATTAAAAAACATGCGAGACCCTCACTTGAGGGATTTGTATGCTGATCGTTGCGTTAAATTTTTTGAAAGCATATTTTTTAACGGCATAACAGATGAAACAACAATTAAACAGATGATACGCGAATTTAATGGAAGTGAAATCATGCGTTATTTAACGGAACTAAAAACCAGTGACGCAGATCCTAAAAAGCAATACGAACAAATGAAAGCCTTCAACGACAAAGTGATGAGCGGAGAAGCGGAGAATATTTTGTATACAATCTTTAATCCAGATCGACTTGATGTGAACGGTGCAAATAAAATAGAATCGCATGAGTTCAGAAGCGAAGCTCATAAAATCGCTGCAAATAATTTTGCCAATGAAGAGCGGAAACAACTCTCTTGGATACTTGGAATAAGACTAGAAAATATGAAAATGCAATGGATGCCGTCAAACAGGATTCAAAATGATGTTATTCCTAAAGCCATGTTTATTGTAGGCGAAGGTAAGAATTCACAAACATATTATCTTGATTATAAAAACGGAAATTATGTCGCAATGAGAAGAGAAGGGGACAAATGGGTTGATGATAAAGCGGTTCCGCGCCAGCTTAATCAGAGAGAGCAAGGACAACAAAGAGTTCATGAAATGAATGAAGTTCAAAATGTAACTAGAACCGGTATAAACCCTATAGACGGAAAAAGAATAGATATAACCAAAGCTCCGCCGAATACAACATCAGACTATGTTTGGCGTGCGCATCAAAATTATGTATATAAAGACGAAAAATATGAGATAGATGCTTCCAGAGAGTGGGCAGAATATTATATTGAACTAAGGAAAAATCCAGCGGTTACAGTTGAGCAGGTTGTAAATAAAGGCAGAAATCCAATTACAGGAGATACTATGGATTTTGAAAAATCTATGCCGTCCGGCTTTAGAGGACAATACACAGACTGGCAGAAATTATCTTATCAACAGAAATTAAGTGAATGGAGTAAAACTTTTATTCAGCAGATTGTAAATAGCGGGAAATGAGGTACGTTGATACCTTTAAATATTTAGGAGGAGAGTATGAAAACACCGCCAATGTATGAGAAAATGATTACAGAAATCGCAAAAGCAGTTTCCAAGTATGGTTTTAGTTATCGGGATGATACATTAAAAGACGAACCGCCATTAGAACTCGGACAAGAACATCATTTCGATATCAATATTCATATAACAGGTTACGGCAAAGATACTACAGTTATATCGGCTTAAGCTCAGATTTTGTATGATCAAATTGACAAATGACAGCTCCGCAACTGTCACAGCAAAGAAGATCAGCTATTTTAAAACAATCTTCTTTAGTGTATTGGTTAACGGTTTTGTACAATTCATACCTACTTACAACAATAAATTTTGTACTACTGCATCGCGGGCAGTTTGGTTCCATGGTCATTTAGCCTCTCCTTGTGGTTTTTTGTTTGTGGTTATTCAATTATACCACATTGAGGGGTTTTTTATAAAACACTTGACAAAATGAATTATTTTATTAAGAATATAAAAAAAAGGGATTGTATGGCACAGAAGGATAATTTAAAGCAACTGTTGCGGCTTTTAAGTATTGTTACAGGCACTACGCAATCTTTGAAACAAGTAACCAGTCAGTGGAATATAGATCCTGACACATCCTTTACCCACGATACCAAGCTTTTTGGGAAAGTAGTCTCCGGCGACTCTATTTCTTTAAAAGATTATTATCCTCTAATTCAATACCCGTCAGGAAACCAATTTGCTTAAAACGAGATGCCGTCAGATATAAATTAAACAGGTTGATAAAAACTGTCGATTATTGTATTATAGATAATATGAATGAAGAAAAAAACCTAATTAAAGAATTAGAAAAATCAGGGATTCTCGATGTCTCAGACAAGAATTTTATCGGTATCGGTAAAATGGTTTTTGAGAAAAACGCCGAGTGGAATATTCCGCATCTTCATTTTATGGTTGACAATACAAAAGCTGGGAATTATGAAGCTACATTACTTGAATTCGGGCTGGTCTCATGGTCGGAAAATCAAGGCGAAGCGATAAAGAATCTGGCAAAACAAACCCATTCTCATATTCTTACTGTAATGGAAAAAGCCGGATTTGATGAATTTATACGGGAAGTTGATGATCATGTCATGGATGACTACTGGAGACAATACCGGAAATTTGAATTTACAATGGCTCGTAGCGGCAGAGATTTAAGCCATAAAATGGACAGACAGCTTGTACAGGCGATTAAAGAAAAACTCTCAGAAGAAACCAAAAAGATCATTATGGAACTGGCAAAATATAACGCCGAAAAACTGGCAGCATATATCGATAAAATATATGCTTTAAACGCGACTACATTTACTTACAATGAATTAAAGGAAGCGGCGTGAACAACGATTTATTGGATGCAAATTGTGTTATACAACACCTTACTAATTTCGGGATGATATTACACCGTCAATGGACAGATAATCAAATAAATCCGCCGGATTATTCAGAATATGCTGTATATTTTAACAACCCAAATAATAACGGAGATATAAGATTGCAAATAATAACGCGCTCAGGAAGACATCTGGTTTCAAGTTCAATAATTAAAATTTTATCTCATCGGCATCATTTTAATGCTGATGTAATCTTTACTAATTGCGCCATTGTTTTATGAAAAAGTTGTTTGTTTTATTTTTATTTATTTCATTACAAATAACTGTTTACGGACAATCATTTAGAAATACAACACAAGTAGCTAAAGATATATATACAACAAGGGATTTTATATCAGCTGTTGATTTAATTAAAAATAGATTTATCGACTTAAAATGCAAAGTAATTGATATATCTGTAATTAAATGGGAAACACATAAAGAATATTATGAATTATTAGACGATCCAATATTTTTTATTACTCCAATATTGGGAAGAGATTATATTTTAGAAAATGTAACTAAGCAATTATTTACTGTTTGGGTTACAGCATATTATTTTGAAAATAATTCTTTTATAATGACAATTATTTGGTTTACAGATAATAATGAAAATGGAAATATACATCAAGCAATATATGTAATACCGTCATGATTATTAGTAACCCAAAACATTAAAGGATAAATACAAATAACTAATGGGATTTTTTTTAATTATATTAGGTCTAATAATTATTTTCTTTATAATAATTTATTTTAAAAGAAACGAACGTATTTTAAAGAACGAAATAAATGATTTAAAAAACGAATATGATAACAATAAATATTTCGAAAATAATGAGAAAATTAAAAATATTAATAATGCTTGTCAATCAATAGATAAAAATGAATTACCAATATATTTTAATGAAGAAGTATTTATAGAAATATACAAATTAATGGAAGAAACAAATAATTCCTTATTTATAACAGGAAAAGCAGGAACAGGTAAATCCACATTAATAGAATATTATAAGACAAAAACTAAAAAAAATACTGTATATTTGGCTCCAACTGGAGTAGCAGCTTTAAATGTTAAAGGAAAAACAATACATTCTTTCTTTAAATTTCCTCATGAAATAATTACCAGTGATGCTATAGAAAAAATTAATTATAAAGAAAAAGACATTGATTTATTCAAGAAAGTTGAGGTAATAATTATTGATGAAATATCAATGGTCAGAGCAGATATAATTCAAGGAATAGATTATATTTTAAGATTATATAGGAATGAATATAAATCATTTGGTGGTGTACAAATGATATTTATTGGAGATATGTACCAATTACCGCCGGTTGTAGATAAAAAAGATGTAAAAATAACACATAAAGGAAAGATTAAATTTGATGGGCACATTATTGATTATTTTCAACTTAAATATGGTGGTCCATATTTTTTTAATTCAGATGCTTTCAAAAATTCATTATTCTTATATTATGAATTACAAACTGTTTTCCGACAAGTTGATAATAATTTTATTAATTTATTAAATTTAGTTCGTGAAAATAAAATAGATGATAATATATTAGAAATTTTAAATGAACGATATAATAATTCCATTGAAAATGATGATAGTAATAGAATAATGTTGTGTACAAGAAAAGGAACAGTACAAAACAGAAATAATTATATGTTAACAAAATTAAAAACAACTTCAATAACATTTTTCGCAGAAATAAAAGGCTCGTTTACAACTGTAAAACAAGAAGATTACCCTGCAGAAAAACAATTAATTTTAAAACAAGGTTCACAAGTTATGATGTTAACAAATGACAAAGAAGGAAGATGGGTTAATGGTTCTATTGGAAAAATAACAGAATTATCAAATAATAAAATAGTAGTAGAAATAAAAAATATAAATTATACAGTTAATAAGAATCTTTGGGAAGCAATTGATTATGAATATAATAATATAACGGATGAATTAACAACACAAAAAACAGGTGAATTTATTCAATATCCTTTAATGCTGGCGTGGGCAATTACTATACATAAATCACAAGGAAAAACTTTTGATAAAGCAATTATTGACCTTGACAGTGGTGCTTTCGCACATGGACAAACATACGTTGCATTAAGTCGTTGTAAGACATTAGAAGGAATAAATTTAAAAAGACCTGTAAGAAGAAAGGATATAATAGTTGATAATGAAGTTACATTATTTATTAATGAAATGAATAAAAAGCTGTAGAATAATGTAGAATTTAATGAATATTATAAAAACTAATTGACAATTTTCTCAAACTTATGCTACAATACCAATAAGTAAAAATATAGGCTACCAAGAATACGGCGTCTATAGATACTAACCAATTTCCACATTGTGAGTATATGTGGGTAGGAGTGTCTATGCGCCAGAAAAGCGTTAATAAAAAGATAAATTTCCACAATTCAAGCATTTACCTCCTGAAAGAAACATGGAGGATATATGCCTGAATTTATTAAACATATAGAGGATTGTAAAATTATTGATGGGCAATTTCTTTGTTGGGACGAAATAGAAGGTAAATTAGTTATATGTGAAGTTACCCCTACTAAAAAACCAGTAAAAAAAGAACAAGCTAAAAAATATTTTGAAGAAATCAATAAAAAGAAAGATTGATAACGGAGGTTATATGCCCAAATTAAGCGATTTTAGACAAATAGACGACGAATTTTATTGTTGGAATTCCGATATAAACGAATTTATACAAGTAGAATTAAAGCCAATAAATAATTCACTTACATATAAAAAAGTAACCGCGGTATATATGAGTAATCGCATTAAAGATGAAAAAGATACTGAAGGAGAAACGGAATAATTATGTCTGACATCTTTGAAAGAAATCAGCAGCAGAATTTTTTCTCTTCGGATCGGCAGACAGTACAAAACACCGCAATAGATGATAATAATATATTCAGACAATGGAATGACAAAGAAAAAGAACGTCTTGCATACAAGGAACAACTACGTTACAGTCACGGCGGCGCATCACTTTCGATGCGTGAATTCGATTATCTTTACGATTTAAAAGAAAAAAATATCATTACAGATGACGAAGTATACAAGTTCGCATCATCACGTGAGCTTACAGAATATATGCGAGGTATAGGTATCGAATGCGATCCGCTCATGATTTACAATAATTATGATGCTGTGTGGCAAAGTATTTTCGATGATCGCGAAGAGAGATACGCATCAGCAAAGAGCCGATGGCAGGCAATCAATGATTCCATACAGATAGCGAAGAACATGAACCCCATGGGAAAAATGGGGATTGAGCTTCAATCGCTTAATAATCAATTGCAGACAGAAAAAGACAAAACACAGCGCGAAGCACTGCAGAAACAATACGATGATCTTTGGGAAAAAATAGTCAGGCTCCGTTCGGAAAATGAGGAGCTGGGAAAAAGATTCCAAAAAGACGCGCTTACAACAATTCTAACGAGTACGATTCAATCAGCTCCCTATACGGGCAAATCAATTGCCGGCGGTCTTGCAGGCGGTGTCGGCGGCGCCATAATAGGCGGTCTTGCAACCGGAGGCGCCGGAGCTGCTGTAGGTTTTAAAATCGGTTACGGTTTAGGAAGTTTCGCTGCGTCCAGCGCGGAGATGGCAGGGTTAATGTACATAGACCTTATTGCCGCTGGAGTAAACCAAAAGAACGCTGCAGGGCTTGCATTACTTGGCGGAGGCATTAACGGACTAATTGAATCCAGTTTAGGAGTAGTGGCAGGTTTCGGCGGATCGGCTGTAAAAGCAATCGGCGGCAGAATAATATCGCAGGAGGCGCAGAAAAAGCTTGCGGAAGCTGCGTCAAAGAATTTTATAAAACAAATTTCAAACAGTTTAATGAGCAGCACTGTAGGAAAAAGCGCAGTCACAAAAACAATTTTTGACGCGGCAAAAAATACCGCGGGTGAAGGTATAGAAGAAGGTCTCCAGTTTCTTGTAGATCACGCCATGCTTGCGCTAGGCGATGTTATGCAGGACGATCCGGTACAGCGTAATTTATGGGGCAGCGCGGAGTTCCAGGCAGAATTAAAACAATCCGTAATAGGCGGTCTTGCAGGCGGTGTCGGATTCGGCATTTTAAGTTTGCCGTTGAATATTACAGGGAATGTAAGAGAGACAGCAAGGCAGACAGAAGCGTTAAAAAACTTAGCGATAGCGATTGACGATAAAGCGGAATTCAAAGCAGCAGCGGGCGAACTTCCTATAACAAAACATTTTAACGATAAACATTTTGATGAAGTGTTTGACAGTCAGGAAGGAGAGAGGCAGGCAATCAAGAACGAAGAAGCCGCGCGCGCTCTAGAATTGAGAAACAAACGATTATACGGCGCGATGGACACAAGCGGAGATACTTTCCGGGACGAAAATAAAAATCTTTATATGGAACACAGCCGCAATACAGAATCGAACGGGATTATAACAGGACAGTTTGCGGCAGGCGATCCAAACAAGAGCGAGAAAAACAGTTACGCTATCGGCGATTATGAGCTGCGGGGCGATACAGTAGCAATAACTGAATTCAGAATTGGACAGGAATATTGTAATTAATCATAAAGAATGACATAGAGCCATGTATCAGCTATTTTATTATGTAGTATAGAATTATATCGTTAGAGAGGCTTTTCAGCATAATTATTCA